TAATTTAGAAGAGGGAATTAAATCAACTGTTGAAAAAGCAACACAAGTAGTTGAAACGGCTACAAAAGAAGTGGAAGAAGTTGTAGCTAAAGCAGAAGAAATTGCAGCAGAAGATACTAAAGAATTATTGGCTGAAGTTAAAAAAACTACAAAAAAAGTAAAAGAAGAAGTGGCTAACGTAGAAACAAAAGTTAAAAAAGCAACAGGAAAAAAATAAAAATAAAAAACAGTCTATGCCAGAAGTAAAAAAAATCACAGAGGACGAATTAGCAAAATTGAATCTCTTAAAACAGGACGCCTTTGAAGTGGCCTCAGCATTAGGAGAATTAAACTATCAAAAAACAGTTTTAGAGCTTCAAATTCAAGATCTAACTAATAAGATTAAGGATATTAGATCAAGGGAGTTTAGTTTCTTTCAGGACTTAAGGGACACTTACGGAACAGTTTCCATAAATATTAATACCGGGGAATTTCAATAGTGTTTTGATCAATAGGTCTATATTTATTAGTAGCTAAAAAATAACATAAATGGCCGAAACACTCATTAGTCCAGGCGTTTTCTTAAACGAGAACGATCAAAGTCAGATAACAGCAGGACCAATAGCCGCAGGAGCAGCTATCGTTGGTCCAACAGTATTAGGACCGGTAAACAATCCAACTCTAGTAACTTCGTATTCACAATACAAACAAATATTTGGTTCTACCTTCGTTTCAGGAGGCGTTACTTTAGAATACTTAACCAGCGTTGCTGTGTTAAACTATTTTAATCAGGGTGGTAGTTCTTTATTGGTAACAAGGGTAGCATCAGGTTCTTACACAGTTGCAACTGCTAGTATTGCCGCTTTAAACGGTACACAAGCTTTCCAATTGAATACTCTTTCTGTTGGTACAATAATGAACAACGCTATTACAGGATCCCAAACAATAGGATTAAATGGAGCGATACCTTCGGGTTCTTCTGTTAACGTTAGATGGGAAGTTGTTGGATATAACAGCGGGTCTGGCACATTTACACTGAACATCAGAAGGGGCGACGATTACGAAAATAGTAAGACAGTTTTAGAAAGCTGGTCTAATTTATCTTTGGATCCTAACCAAGGAAATTTCATTTCTTATGTAATCGGTGATCAATATCAAACTTTAGCCGCTGATCCTAGTACAGGAACTTACTACCTACAAAACACTGGTAGCTACACAAACAAGTCTAAGTACGTTTACGTAGCTTCTGTTAACACGACTCCAAATTATTTCAGTCAAACTGGAATTCCTCAAAATCAATTTACGGCTTCATTGCCTCAATCAGGATCTGGATCTTACAACGGTGGATTCGGTGGTGCAACTGGTCCTTTCTGGGGATCTTACGGATTGGCTCCATTGAACATGTTCGAGAGCATTCCAACAGTTACATCTGCTTACGTAACTCCTACAACTAACATTCAAGGTGTATACGGACCAGATTACGATACGGCAATCAGTTTATTGGGCAACCAAGACACTTACGATTTTAACGTAATATACGCTCCAGGAATCACTAATCAAAATGCTCCTTCAGAAATTAATAGTCTGTTACAATTATCAAGCACAAGAGGCGATAACATTTCAGTGATAGATTTAGTTGGATACAATCAACAATTATCCACTGTAACCAGTGCAGCTACAAGCTTTGATAATTCATACGGAGCTACTTATTGGCCGTGGATTCAAATTAGATCTTCTGAAACAGGAAGAATGAATTTCGTTCCACCTTCAGTATTAGTTCCAGCTGTATACGAATACAACGATAAAATTGCGGCAGAATGGTGGGCACCTGCAGGTTTAAACAGAGGAGGTTTATCTACCGCTTTACAACCTGAAAGAAGATTGTCTATCACAGATAGAAATAATCTATACGCAGCGAAAGTTAACCCAATCGCAACATTCACCGGAGTTGGTACAGTTATCTACGGTCAAAAAACTTTACAGGCCAAAGCTTCAGCGTTGGATAGAGTAAACGTTAGAAGATTGTTGATCTCATTGAAAAGATACATCAGACAAGTTGGTCAGACTTTAGTATTCGAACCTAATACGCAAGTTACTTGGAACAAATTCTTGAATCAAGTTAACCCTTACTTAGAATCAGTACAACAAAGACAAGGATTGTATGCATTCCAAGTAATTATGGACAGCACAAACAATACACCTGACCAAATAGACAGAAACATTTTAGTGGGTAGCATCTACTTACAACCGACAAGAGTTGCTGAATTCATTCAATTGGATTTCAACATATTACCAACCGGTGCAACATTCGCTCAATAATTAAAAATATAATAAACAACTATAATGAAAAATAGTACATTAGTTAGAATCAAAGTTCCTAAAGCTTTATACGAATCAGCACTTAGAAAGGCTTTATTGGAAGCTGGTGATAAAGAACCTAAAGGCGGTCATTCCGGCAAAAAATACGCTAAAGAAGACGACTATAGCAAACCAGCAAAGAAAGTAAATCCTGCAGGAAAACACTCCGACAAAGAGCCTAAAAAAGGCGGCGGAACTCACAAAGGTAAGGCTTTCGTTAAAGATGATGCGTACACTGAAAAAGTAAGCGTTAAGAAATCTTTGGGAGAAACTAAGAAAAAAATCAAAGAAGAATTATCTTCTACTGAAACAGCGGCTCAATCAAAGCAATTAGAGCCAACTTTCCGTCCGGAAAAATTGTCTCAAGCTTTAGGAGAGAAAAAAGGTAAGATAGAAGAAATCAATATAGATTGGGCAGTAGCAGGACCTGCATTGGCTTTCATGGCACCAATATTGGGCGTAAGCAAAATATTGTTAAAGGGTGCTTTAAAGAAAATGAAAGAGCAAGGTTTATCAGGAATCGATGGTTTTATCAAGGCTTTCAAAGAAACTAAAGCTGAAGGTGGTGAAGGATTCGGTGCTTCTAAAGAAAAGTTGGGAGAAAGCAAAAAGAAAAAGCACGACGACACTGCAGAAGACACAAAATTGATCAAGAAATTAGTTAAACCGTCTGCTTTAAAAGGTAAGAAATAATTAGATCACAGATATTTATATAAAATAAGAACAAATGCCAATTTTAGATCCATCGGAAATAATGTTTACCAGCTTCGAACCAATGGTTCAGAATCGCTTCGTATTCTTTGTAGACGGTGTTCCTTCGTACATGATCAAAAAAGCTGACGCTCCAGGTGTTACTTTAAACGAGATCAAAATAGAACACATCAACGTTTACCGCAAGTTAAAAGGTAAAGCAGAGTGGAAGGACATCTCTTTAGAACTGTACAGCCCCATATCCCCTTCGGCCCAACAAGCTGTGATGGAATGGGTGAGATTGCACCACGAATCAGTAACTGGTCGTGATGGCTATTCTGACTTCTATAAGAAAGACTGTAGCTTATCAATTTTGGGTCCAGTTGGGGACATAGTTTCCGAGTGGGTTATCAAAGGCGCATTCATCAAAGAAGCAGGATTTGGTTCTTACGATTGGGCAACAGCAGATCCCACAATGTTAACGCTGTCACTCGGAATGGATTTTTGTGAACTCAACTACTAAATTTAATTATTGACTAAAATATTTGAATTAAATTATTAACGAGAAGAAACCTCTGATATTTATTATAAAAGAGGTTTTTTTATGCTCGCAACTTATTTCAAAATAATTAGACAGGCCATCAAAGAAGATAGATCAAAGGACGGAGAAACTTACTACGAAGCCCATCACATAATACCCAAATCTTTCGACAAAAAGAGTTCAACAGTATTACTAACCGCAGACGAACACTACAGGGTCCACAAAATATTGGTGGAATGCTTCAAAGATCATTCGTTATACTCGTATAAAGTTTATTGGGCTTTTCACAGAATGTCCTACGACGGATCAAAGACGTTAACGGAACAAGAGTACAAAGAAGCCAGAGAGATTCTTATGCCTATGTGGAAAAGAAAGAAGTCAGCGTCTCACAGAAAAAACATAGGCGCAAAACACAAAGGCAGAAAACAAATTATAAACCCAAATACCGGAGAATTTAAACAAATAGAGGCCTCAGAATTAGATCAATATTTGGGTTTAGGATGGATCAATAGCAATAAAAGCGTAGGGACTAAAAGAACAGAAAAGACTAAAAAATTACAGTCAATTAAAGCCACAGAGTCTAAGTTAGGTAAAATAGGAGAAGAATCCAGGGCAAGTAAAGGAACTGTAATATGCGAAAATATTGAAACCGGAGAAAAAATAGAGGCAGGATCTGCTTATCAACTATCAAAAAAGTTAAACGTCAATTGTAGCGTAATACACGAAACTCTGAATAAAGATAAATACTCTAGAAAAGTTCCTCAAAAAACAACAAAAAGTAAATACAACAAT